CCGCGCGACGGGGCGGAACTGCCGCAAGGGGATGCGGGGCGCTATGAGCTGGCCCGGGCGCAGAAGGCCGAGGAAGAGGCCCGCCGCATGCGGCGGCAGAACCTGCAGGACGAAGGGCAATATGTCCTGGCCTCCGAAGTCGAGCGGCAGGTGGCCAAGGTCGTCGGGCAGGAGGTCGCGGAATTCGAGGGGGTGTTGCGGGCCGGGGCGCGGGCCATTGCCGACCGGATGGGGGTGGATTTCAAGACGGCGCGCCAGATTCTGACCGAGACCTGGCGCGGCCATCGCAGCGCCCGCGCGGCCCAGCTGGGCGAGGCGGCCGGGGCGGGCGAGATGAGCCCCGCCGAGATTGCGGCGGACAGCTGATCCATGGGGTTCCTGTCGCCGGCCGCTGCGGTGGTGGCCCGGGCTGCAGCTCTGGCGATGGCACCGCCCCCGCCGCCGGACATCACGCGCTGGTGCGAAGAGAACATCGTCTTCGATGACCGGTCGCCGCTGCCGGGGCCATTCCGCATCGCGGCCTTTCCGTTCCTGCGCGAGATCCACGAGGTCCTGTCGCCGGAGCATCCTTGCCGGGAGGTTACAATCCGGGGATCGGCCCAATGGGGCAAGACGGTGTCGATCATCCAGCCGACCATCGCGGCCTGGCATGAGCACACGCCGCTGGACAGTCTGGTTGTGCATCCGACGCAGTCGGCGGCGACCGAATGGGTGCGCAACAAGTGGCTGCCGATGCGGCGGCAGGCGCCGGGGCTGCGGGCGATCTTCGGCGACGGTCGCGGCGGCGACAATGTCGACGCGATCTTCAACCAGGAGACGCTGGCGCGAAACGGCAGCCTGAAGGTGGCCTCGGCCGGGTCGCCCGCCGACCTGACCGGCACGACGCGCCGTCTGGTGATCCTGGATGACCTGTCGAAATACGACATGACGGACATGGGCGACCCGGAAGCGCTGGCGAAGAGCCGGGCGGACGCTTTCGAGGATGCCAAGATCGTCCGTATCTCGACGGCGATGCTTGAGGGGACCTGCCGGATCAGCCGCGCCTATCAGCGCAGCGACCAGCGGCTCTTTCATGTGCCCTGTCCGCACTGCGGCCAGAAGGCACCTCTGACCTGGGAGAACCTGCGCCGGAACATCGACCCGGAGCGGCTGCATGCGGCCCATTTCACCTGCGATGCCTGCGGCGGTGTGATCGAGCATCACCACAAGATCGCCATGGTCGCGGCGGGGGAATGGGTGGCGCACAACCCGAACGGAGACCATCCGGGGTTCCACCTGTGGCGGGCCTATGTGCCGCAGCGGGACTGGGGGTCGATCGCGGTCGAATATGCCCAGGTGATGGGCTGGACCGGGCTGACGGTCAGCCAGTCGACCGAGGCAGCACTTCTGGGGCAGGTGCAGGCCGAGACGGAACAGACGTTCTGGAATGACGTTCTAGGCCTGCCGTTCCAGCAGGCCAGCAAGGGGCCGGACTGGACGGCGCTGCGTGACCGCGTCGAGAACGCGGACCCGACAGTGATGCAGGTCCTGCCGCGGGGCCTGTTGCCAGCGACGGGGTTCATCCTGACGGCCGGGGTTGACTGCCAGGGCGACCGCACAGAGGTGCATATCGTTGCCTTCGGCCGGAACTACCGGCGGTGGGCGGTGGACTACCGGGTGATCCCGCACAACATCGGCGAGGATGCCTGCCGCGAAGCCCTGTCGGCCATTCTGAAGACGACATGGAGAACGCAGACCGGGTTGCGGATCGGCTTGGACATGCTGGCGATCGATGGCGGCACCTATACCGAGGATGTCTGGATCTTCGCCAAGCAACATCCCTGGAGCCGGGTGATCATCGTCAAGGGGGCCACCAGCGCGAACGGTCCGGCGCTTCTGCCGATGAAGTTCGAGCGGCGCAACGACGGGCAGGCGCGGCGGCAACAGAAACGGGCATTCATGGTCAATGTGAGCCAGCTGAAGGCCGACTTCTACAACTGGCTAGCAAAGGATGACCCTTCGGTCCGGGGCTATGTCCAGTTCGCGGCCGGGCTGGGCGACGAATACTTCCGGCAGATCACCTCGGAAGTGCGCGTGCTGAAGCGGTCGCGCAGCGGGGCAGTGGTCAGCCAGTGGGAACTGGTCGAGGCAACGCGCCGCAACGAGGGCCTGGACACGATGATCTATGCCGAGGCCGCTGCGAGGCGGAAGGGCTGGACGTCGATGACGGATGAACAATGGGACCGCCTGACCGCTGAGCGCGGCGCGGTGCCGCTGACAGATGATGCGGGGCAGGGCGATCTGTTCGACGCCTCGGCACAGTCGGTCCTGGCGCCGCCAGCGCCCGTGCAGGCCCCCAAAGAGCCTGCGCCTGAAAAGGCACCGGAAAAACAGCCCGATCCGTGGTTCGGGCAGATCAAGGGGAACTGGTTCTGATGGCATGGTCGCAAGCCGATCTGGACAGTCTTGAGGCGGCCTATGCGGGCGGCACGCTTTCCGTGCGCTTCGCCGATGGGCGCCAGGTCACCTATCCTTCGGCGCAGGACCTGCTGAGCCGCATCCAGACGGTCAAGGCGGCGCTGGCCAGCGGCGAGTCGGCGAAGCCTTCTCCAATGGGCCGTTTCACAACCTTCGCGAGGGACTGATTCATGGCTGGCAAGGAAGGCGGCCTGCGCTGGTCACGCTTCGATCGCGCGCTTGAGTTCATAGCGCCGTCCAGGGCGGCACGGCGAATGGCGGCCAAGCTGAGCCTGTCGCAGATGCGGGCCTATGATGCGGCTGGGAAAGGGCGCGCGACAGAGGGATGGCGCACGGCCGGAACCTCTGCCGATGCGGAGATCGCGGCCGCCGGCAGTATTCTGCGCGACCGGATGCGCGACCTGGTGCGCAACAATGCCGTGGCCGCCCAGGCCGTGCAGGTCCTGGTCAACAATATCGTCGGGGCGGGAATCCGTCCGCGGGCGGCGGGCCGGAACAAGCGGGAAAACCGGCTGGCGGACAGGCTGTGGTCGGAATGGTCGCAACAGTGCGATGCCCATGGCCATACCGATTTTCACGGTCTGACCGCGCTTGCGGTGCGGGGCATGATCGAAGGCGGCGAGATGCTGGCGCTGAAGCGCGTTCAGCGGCGCGATCCGGGCCGCCCGCGGGTGGTTCCGTTGCGCATCGAGTTGCGCGAGGGCGATCACCTGGACAGCGCGCGCGGAGATTTCCGGGCGGAAGGGGCCCGGATCAGCCAGGGGATCGAGTTCGACGCGGCCGGAAACCGGGTGGCCTACTGGATGTTTCCAGACCATCCAGGCGGCACATCCAGCGTCTTCGGGCGCAGGAATGAATCGGTACGGGTCGCGGCCGAGATGGTCGCGCATCTGTTCGAGCGCCAGCGGACACAGAACCGCGGCGCACCCTGGGGCGTTCCGGCGATCCGCGCCCTGCGCGACATGGACGACTGGCAAAATGCCGAACTGGTCCGGAAGAAGACGGAAGCCTGCCTGGTCGGGATCGTCCTGGGCGACGAGGCGGCGGATGCGTCCATTGCCCCGGTGGTCGAGGATTTCGCGGGCAACAAGGTCGAGGCCTTCCGCCCCGGCATGATGGCCTATGCCAAATACGGCCGGGACGTGAAGTTCAACACCCCCACCGCGACGGGCGGGGTCGAGGAATGGACCCGCGTCCAGCACCGGATCATCGCGGCCGGCTTCCGGGTACCCTATGCGCTGATGACCGGCGATCTGCGAAACGCGAACTTCTCGTCCAGCCGGGTCGGGCTGAACGAATTCCGCCGCATGGTTGAGCAGGTGCAATGGCAGATCGTCATTCCGATGTTCTGCCAGCGCATCTGGGACTGGTTCATCGACATGGCCAAGACCGCCGGCCTGCTGCCGTCGGGCGCGGAAATCCCGGCCGAATGGGCTCCGCCGCGGTTCGAAAGCGTCAACCCGTTGCAGGATGCGCAAGCCGACCTGCTGGAGGTTCGGGCCGGGTTCGCCAGCCTGCAGCAGAAGATCGCGGCACGCGGCTACGATCCGCGCGAGGTCTTGGACGAGATCGGGCAGATGGCGCAGCTGCTGGACGGCGCAAAGCTAATCCTCGACAGCGATCCCCGCAGGTTGAGCAAGGCGGGCACGCCAGTCGCTCAAGGGGACGCCGGGGCGGAGCCCTCTGCAATGCCCGGCGACGACAACCCGAACAAGGACGAAACCGAAGACGAGGACGGCGACGGCGCCGATCCCGACGCGCAGGAGTAATTCCGATGCCCAGAGACATGATCAACCTGCCCCTGATCGGGCGGGCCGCAGAAGCTGTGCCCGGCAGTCTGAACCGCGAGGAACGGACGATCGATATTGTCTGGACCACCGGCGCGACCGTCCAGCGCCGGCGCTGGGAAGGCTGGGACGATCTGGTGGAATACGACGAGGAACTGGTCGTCTCACCGAATGCCGTGCGGATGGATCGGCTCAATTCCGGGGCGCCCTTTCTGAACTCGCACAGCGCCTGGACGCTGGAATCGGTCCTTGGTTCTGTGGTGCCCGGGACGGCCCGGATCCAGGGCGGCAACGGTTATGCCACGATCCGGCTGACCGATGCCGAGGATGCGGCGCCTGCAGTGGCCCGCATCATGGACGGGTCCGTCCGCTTCGTGTCGGTGGGCTACCGCGTCCACCAGTATGAAATCACCCGCAAGGACGGCGAGCGCGAGCTGTGGCGCGCCGTCGATTGGGAACCCATGGAAATCTCGGCGGTCGCGATGCCCGCCGATCCGGGGGCGCAAATCCGCTCGGCCGATGGCCGGCAGGATGCGCTCAACTCCTGCGTCGTCATCCGGGCCGACGCTTCCGCCGCCGCTGCGGCTAATCCGAGAGGGACTACCATGCCGAATGACAACCCGGCGGGCGGCGTCGAACCCGTCACCCGCACCGAGCCGACCGTGTCGGCAAATCCCGCCCCTGCGGTGGCGCCTGCGCCTGCGCCGGTGGCGCCGAGCGCGGACGAAGTGCGGGCGGCCGAGCGCACCCGCACCACCGAGATCATGACGCTGGTGCAGCGCCATGGTCTGGGTAACGAAGTGGCCACCGACCTGATCGCGCGGGGCGTGTCGATCGATGAGGCCCGCGCCGCCGTACTGGACCGGTTGGCCGAACGTTCGGCTGGCGCCGGCCCGATCGCTGCCGCGCCCACCAATGCCGCCGGCCAGGCGGGCGAGGTGGCTTATCGCGATGCGGTGGTGAACGCGCTGCGCCATCGTCACGATCCGGGCGCCGTGCAGCTGGATCCGGCCGCGCGGGAATTCCGCGGCCTGTCCCTGCTGGAAATGGCGCGGACCGTTCTGGAACGGCGCGGGGTACAGACCCGCGGGCTGAGCCGCATGGAACTGGCGGGCCTGGCCTTCGAGACGCGCTCGGCCGGCTATCACACGACCAGCGATTTCACGGCCATCCTGGCCAATGTCGCAAACAACACGCTGCGCGCCGCCTATGCCAGCACCCCGCGCACCTTCACGGCCTTCGCCCGCCGGGCGGTGATCACCGACTTCAAGCCGGTTCAGCGCAGCCAGCTGGGTGGTGCCCCTGACCTGGTCAAGGTCGCTGAAGGCGGCGAGTTCAAGTATGGCTCGATCGCCGAGGGCAAGGAAAACTATGCGCTGGCCACCTTTGGCCGGATCATGGCGATCACCCGTCAGGTGCTGATCAACGACGATCTGGACGCCTTCACCCGCGTCCCTGCCGCGTTTGGCGCCTCGGCTGCCGATCTGGAATCGGACATGGTCTATGCCATCCTGACCAGCAATCCGGCCATGGGAGATGGCAAGGCGCTGTTCCATGCCGACCATGGCAACCTGCTGACCGGCTCGATCATCGACGAGACGAGCCTGGCGGCGGCCTATCGTGCCTTCGCTTCGCAAAAGGGGCTTGAGAAGCGTCCGATTTCCATCATTCCGCGCTACATCATCGTGCCGCCGGGTGTGCGCGCGGTGCAGGCCCGCAAGCAGGTGACCGCGACGACGCCGGCAGCCACGGCGGATGTGAACACCTTCGCAAACCGGATGGAGGTGGTGGAAGAGCCCCGTCTGATCCCGGCTGCGGGCACTGATCCGTGGTTCCTTTCGGCCGACCCGTCGCGCATCGACACGATCGAATATGCCTATCTGGACGGCCAGGAAGGCGTGTTCACCGAAACGCGCATGGGCTTCAATGTGGACGGGATGGAAATCAAGGCCCGCCACGACTTCGCGACCAAGGCCATCGACTGGCGCGGCCTGTCGAAGAACCCCGGCGTCTGAGCCACGGGTTGAATACCGGGGGCAACCTGCCCCCGATCCTTCCACCCCATCATCACCCTTTTCCGGGAGACCCCCATGAAGACCTATGTTCAACCGGGCGACATCATCACGCTGATCGCCCCCTATGCCGTCCTGTCGGGCGGTGGCCTGCTTGTCGGTTCGATCTTCGGCATCGCCATGTCTGACGCGCTGATCAGTTCCGAGGTCGAGGTGAAAACCACCGGTGTGTTCGATCTGCCGAAAACCACCGGTCAGGCCTGGTCGCAAGGCGCCCGCATCTATTGGGACGACACGACCAAGGCCTGCACCACCACCGCCTCGACCAACAAGCTGATCGGTGTGGCGACCGCCGCAGCCCTTTCGGCCGATGCGGTCGGACGGGTGCTGCTGACCGGCGCCTTCACGCTCTGACGCCGATATGAACGCTTTCGCCGCCGCCGATGCCGCGCTGTTCCGCGATCCTAACCTGTCGACGCTGGTGCAGTGGCAGGCTGGCGGCGAAGGTCCCACGACGCCGATCCGGGCCATCCTGACCGATCCTGACCGCGTCGAGGGGTTTGACGGGACGCAGATCCTGACTGACAGCATGATCGCCACGATACGGACCGCCGAGCTTCTGGTCCCGCAGGGCGGAGACTATGTGCAGATCGGCGAGGACTGGTATGTCGTGGATGGCGAACCGCAGCGCGATGCCCACCACCTGACTTGGCGCGTCACGCTGGTGCCCGAGGACCGGGCCTGATGGAAATCACGGCGATCATCAATGCGGATTTCGCGGGCTGGTCAGCGGCGGAGTATCTCCGGGCCGAGCGGGCCGTGCAGCGCGGGATCGGCAGCGGGACGGCTTCCCTGAAGGCGGCTTGGCGCGCCGATGTCGCCCGTTCGCTGAGCGGGCGCATGGGCAATGCAATGCGGGCCGATGTCTATCCCAAGGGGCAGCCCTCGGCCAATGCCGCTGGCCTGGTCTGGACCAAGGCGCCGAATATCATCGATGCGCATGAGCGCGGCGTGACGATCCGGTCGAAGGACGGATTCTGGCTGGCCATACCGCTGCCGGGGGCCGGCCGGGGCGCGGGCGGCAGGCGGATCACGCCTGGCGAATGGGAACGCCGCACGGGCCTGCGGCTACGGTTCGTCTATCGGCGAGCGGGGCCGAGCCTGCTGGTGGCCGAAGGGCGGCTGAACACGAAGGGCCGAGCTGTGGCATCGC